TCAAATTTCCTCGTTGACTACCTTTTGACTACTTTCTGAAATTTTTCCGGTTTCCTGACTACCGCCAGAAAGATAAATTTCCAGTTGAGCAATGGAGGAAGCGGCGTCCTCTTTGTCCATATGGGTATAAATATTTGCGGTCATCTGGATGGAAGAATGGCCCAATAGGTATTGAGCGGTTTTGAGGTCTATCCCTGCCCGGTACAGATTAGTGGCGTAAGTGTGCCGGAGCATATGCGGGCGCACCTCGCAGGGCGAAACTCTTTTTACCTTATCCCACAGTCGCCGGAATGCGATCTGCGTCATCGGCCTGCCGTCTGCACAAGTCAGCAGGTATATTCCGGTACGGGGTATATTATCCAGGATATCCTTAAGCTGATGGGGAATCGGAATTGTGCGATGTGAGGCTTTTGTTTTTAGCTCTTGGTTAGAGTCAACCTGGTTTTTGCAAAAGGTAATGGTACGGTTGACCGTCAGCTTACCGCTTTTGATATCTCCCCATTGTAACCCCAAAGCCTCTTCCCGGCGCAGTCCGCAGTACAAACAAAGCCCTACAAAGCATTGAGCGCGGGGATCTATATCCACAAGGGCTGTCAGCAAAGCTTTTTGCTCTCCCAGCGTCAGATACTCTTTGCGCTTTGGCTTTGCATGCGGTGTTGTTTTAATCCCCTCTGTAGGGTCTGAAACGATCAATCCGTTCCGCCGGGCGGTAGTAAAGAGCTGCCGCATGGTAATTAGTACCTTATGCTGTAGAGATTCCGATTGCCCTGCCACGCTCTGCATCACTTCCCGGATATTGACCGGGCGCACGTCACGCAGCTTTAATGTGGCAAGATACTGTAAGATGTGGTTATTATAGGCATTGCGATACATAGAAAGGGTGTTATTGCGTAATCCGCTTTTATAGGTGCTGATCCAAGTTTTCGCCCATTCTCCCACGGTGGTAGCATCTCCTATCACTAATCCGGCTCTGTCTTGATCCCGCAGCTCATCGGCTGCCTGGTTGACCTCGGCAATCGTGCGGCCGTATACAACCCGCTGACTGCCGTTTGATAAAGTTATTTTTTTCTGATAGCGACCGTCCTTTCTTTTTTTCATAAAAAATACCGTCCTTTCAAACAGGAAAAATTTCCCTTGATTTTCAGGGCGGGATAGGGTACAATATTTTTGCAAGTTTTCTGTAGCCGGGTTCCCGCCCGGTGATCTCCGCTCTCTGGTGTTCCCGCACCGGAGGGCGGTTTTTTATGTGAAAATTACTTTAGAGGGTCTATTCTGAAAGGCTGTTCCTTTCTTACTGCCAGTTCCCAATCTGCGACAAGCTCTTCCCTGTGGATTTCGGCCCAGGCTGAAATGAACTTGGTTTGCCTTTTGGGAATAAAGCCCTGAATAACATCGCCGTCCGGGGAAAATAGAGCATTGTGTTTCTGGTAAGAGGCGTAAAAGCAAGGGCCATAGTCTTCTCCATCAAACATTCTTATGATGATTCCGTAAAACATTGAGACGGCGGGCATGGAGAGTCCTCCTTGTGGAAATCCGCTAAAAGCAGAGGTTACATTTATCGTATTTACCGGCTCTGTTTGCATCGTCTATTGTGCCGGAGCGTATTTTCTTAGACCTTTTCAGTGAAACACACTTTTCCGTATAGTGGTATACTACACCATTATCAACCCAATACACGGTAGATGAATCAGGTTTAGGGGAAGGAGAGGGCGAAGGTGAGGGAGAGAGTATTGGTTTTGCTGTTGGCTCTGGGGTTATATCAGGATTCGGATCAATAGGATCAGGACTATATGCAGGAGCAGCATGAGAAAGCAGTAACCTGGCATTAGACAAAACCTGAGCAACCATCGCCCTGCTTGCATAGCCTTTCGGATTCAAATTTCCTTTATCATCTCCATTGATGAATTTATGTGAGACAGCCCAGCGTAAAGGCACTACAGCATAATCGTCTGTGAGATCGTAATCGTTGTATGTATAAAAATCATCATTATTTATAGTGGTATTGTAATCGGAAACTTGTGCATACCGATAAAGGAAAGTCGCTAATTGTTCCCTTGTCATTTTATATTCAGGACCAAAACGGTTCTTGTTTAATCCAGCCACAATTCCGAGCGAATGGGACCAACTGATGTAAGGAGCATAGTACTTGCGATAGTCAACATCAGAAAACTGTGTGCCATTTTGATATTCTGAAATATCCACCTTGGAGTTTCGCCCTAACACGGTAACCAACATTCCCCGCGTCATAACTTGATTAGGGCTAAAGGTTTTTTCTGAGGTACCTGCAAATAGCCCTCTGGAAGTCACGTAATTAACGGCTTTGCAGTACCAGTCTCTTTCGCAAACATCTGAAAATTGCTTAATCGGTGTTGCTTGTGCAGTGATAACTATGGTAAGCAACACGGAAAAAGTTAGAATAAATGATAAAACCCTTTTTTTCATTTTGATTCTTCTTCCATATTTTATTTTTACAGCAATGCTGCAAATCCCGTTCTTCTTGCGATTTGTTAAAGTTCACAAAGTCGATCGGAAAAGATTGTACAAAATGCCACGCATTTGGTTCCCATAGGAACCAGGATATATGGTAATATATAACTGTGATAGAAAACGTTCCCATTTATAAGATTGCGAAACACAGCACATATTAAATAGCAACGCAAAGAGTAAAAGAAAATAAGGAAGCGTTGTTATGTTGAAAATAAATTTGCTCGAATTACGAACAAGAAAAAAACTAACTTATAGAGATCTGGAGAAATTATCCGGCGTGTCTCATAGTCAAATCGTGAAAATAGAAAGCGGGTACGCTAAAAACCCAGGAATTATTACCCTTTTTAAGATTGCCACTGCTCTGGAAGTACGCTTAGAAGAGCTGGTTGAGTATTACCCCTAATGATGGGAATTTCTTCAAATCAAACAAATTTTCGATTTTGGGGTTGCTTTGTGCGAACGCACGTTCTATAATAGAATCATTAAAGCAAGGAGGACGTACATATGAATTACCAAACCGCAATTATTGAGCTGGTAAAACAAATCCATAGCGTGCCTGTCCTCAAAAGGATTTATCGCTATGTGTATCGTCTCTTCTTGAGGGACTGATCGCCGGACGGAGCCGTTAATCGGCTTCGTCCTTTTTTAATGCGTCAATAAATTTCTGCACTATTTTCCAGTCTGATTCGTCAAACGCGGCAAGGGCCTTGAAGATGGCCTTTGCCGTTTCGTTTTCCCCTTCCAGTAAATCTTCGATCCGGTCAGCGAGGGCATCATCAGAAACGTAAATCATTTCACCCTCGCCGGTAGTGAGCCAGTGGTAATCAACGCCATAAGTAGCACAAATAAGTTTGTAAAGAGGAACTTTCTGTTCAGGCTTTGCTAATAAGCCAAGCTCAATATTTTTTATAACATCTCTACTTACCCCTAAAGCCTTACCAAACTCTTCTTGCGATAAACCCAAATAATCTTTGCGCACAAACCGAATCCGACTTTGAATATCCACCATTTTCACCTTCTTTGTTTTGCAGTATAACATTGTTTCTTTTGCTCGTCAACCCAAATTTTATAATTTGAGGGTTGACAAGCACAAATTTAGAGTATATTATGTACTCACAGGCACATATTGGAGGTGAAAATTTGAAAAAGAGGCTTGTAACCATAGAAACCTTGGAAAATGTCTGCCAGGCGTATAAATCCTTGTCCCCTCTCAAAAAGGAAAAAGCAAAGACCTACATTTTGGGCCTGATGGATAGCAGAGAGGCGGCGGAGTACGAAAAAAGCCGGGGTTCGAAAGACCCGGCAGCGTGAAAAAATTCTGTGAAAAAAAGTTCCTTAGACCGTAACCTTTTCAACAGGTTTTTGTTCTGATTTTTCCTTGTCAGAGTTCTGTCGATACTCTTCTTTTAATGACAAGAGGCTTGAATATTCAATCACACGGTTTTTTCCTACCTCATTGAGTCTTTCAAAATTACTATGTAATTCTTGCCATTTCATTTCCGGTTCTACCACCGGAGCAGAGGAGTTTTTTTCTTTGTATGGGTTCTCTGTCAAGCCTAAAAGATAGTCAACAGTAGTATCACAAGCTTTAGCAATCTCGGCAAGTACATCAGATTTTGGATCATGCGCACCAGTTTCATATCCGTTAAAAGTTGTTGGTTTTATACCAAGAACTTTTGCTAATGCTTTTTGACTTAATCCTACACGCTCCCGCGCTTCTTTAATTCTGAATTCCATTGCTAAGGCTTCACCTCATCCGATTCTGGGGCATTAAAAAATTTGTCCACTTCTGACTTCGGCATATCAACCCATCGCGGTGGATCATTGTTTTTGCTTCGGGCAGCAACAAACACGCGCACGGTATCGCCGGTAGGCATTTCTTTTCCGTCTACTACGGCAGGGATTTGTACCTTTATATATTCGTTTTTCGATAACAACATATCCGAAAATTCAGCAATACGGTCTTGTCCAGCATAATTAAGGCGGTCAAAATTTTGTATGATAGCATCTAATTTCTTTTGGGATTCTGCATCACGCGTCGGTTTATCACTATCTAGACGATTGTTTCCAAGGTCAGAGAATGATTTGATACCATATATCTGACAAAGTATCACAAAAACATCTGCGTCTGGCTGCCTAATTCCGTTTTCCCACCCATATAAGGTTTTAGGCGAAATTGTTACACCACAATCATGAAGCTTCAAAGCGACTTCAGAAGCAGTGAGATTTAGCTCTTTGCGCTTGGCCTTGAGCGCATCAGAAATAACTATATTCACGTTTTCCACCTTCCTAACAACTCTACTATACAGGTGCCAAACAAAAAAGTCAAGAAAGAATTCTTCAAAAAGAAGAAAATTTTCTAAAATTTTACTTGACATTCCCCGGTTTGAAGACTATTATATAATTAAAGTCTGCATTTTGAAGAAAGGAGTTGAGTCTAATGACTGTATCAGAAAAATGCGCCTACTAATTGAAGAAAAAGGAGTAACTTATACCTTTATTTCATCGAAAACGGGAATATCTGTAGATGCCATTTCTAGGACATTTCTCGGAAAAAGAAGACTTCCGGCTGATGAGATGTTAGCAATCTGTGAAGCTGTTGGTATTGATTTGCAGGAATTACAAGCTGAAACCAGCCCGGCAGCATGAGAGGAGGGAAACTCTACGGTGAAAAACAGCAAAAGGCCCCTTCACCAATACAGCAAGGGGAACAAAGAAGCTGAAAAATGGATTTTGAAGATGAGGAACTATGAAGACCCGCAGGTGAAATACTGGTGGTTACAGTTTATTCCAGCCGGTCTATCTCTGATTGCTATACTGATTTCGGCAGCTAAGCTTTGCGGGTGGATTTAACAAATAAGTGCAATGATAGAGATGACGATAGCAATTACAGCCAAAGCGAAGTTTACCCAGAAACCTAGCCAGAAACGTTTATTGTCCGTTTGGCGCAGGTATAAGACCCCCTTCCCCCTGGGAGATATTTCATAACCGACAACAGGGCCGGGGCCAACGACAAGAATACCCATCTGCTTATGCTCCGCTCGCTCTTCTGCCGTATATGTTCTGTGCAGAGGGCAAATAAGGTTGTGAGACAGCAGGTATTTTTCATCGTCAGTCAATTCCGAACAGTTTTCAAGGGATCCCGAACCGATGGAAGCTAATAGAACAATTTGATCACGACTGAGTTCTACCATAACAACTACCTTCCTTTTAGATTGTTGACTTGATTATATCACAACATTAGGAGGAGGTGCAACAAACAGCAAACTGAAAGGAGAAAGAATATGACGTTGATTTTGATTTCTTTATGCTGCTTGGTAGCTGGAATATTGCTTTTACTAGTTGCCGTGAAATTTGATTTTGATTTTTTGGAGATTGTAAGTACAGTAGCAATGTGTATAGGTGGCACTGCCCTTATTGTTGCGCTGCTTATCACGCCGATGATCTGGCACAACAACAGAATGAAATATGAAAGCTTGGTCACTCAGAAAGAAACAATCGAAGCAATGTTGGAAAACCCTGAGACTGATATTACGCTGATCAGCCAGACCGTGGTTGAATATAACCAGACTGTGACGATAGTAAAAATACAGGCATCAGAATTTTTTGTAAAAGACTATTACCCGTCAGATCTGGATTGGGGAAGTCTGGAACCTATCCGCCTAAACAAAGGAGGTGATTAAAAATGCCTCAAAGTAGCAGAGAAAAAGCTTCTCAAAAGCTGGCCGACGCGCTGCTGGATTATCTGGATTGTATGGCAAAGCCATCAGAGGAATCGCCGGGAACCAAGCTGTATAGTCAGGAAGACTTGGCAAAAATGTTTGGGAAAACCAAAGGTACAATTCGCCAGTGGATCTGTGCTGGGGAGTTTGGGGAACCGGTAAAGGCTGGAAAATCCACCCTAGTAACACAAGCAGGGCTGGATCAGTACATAGCAGATCACAGCGGCCCCACACAAAAGCGGCAGATCAAAACCCGCAATGCAGCCGCATCGGCCAGATCGATCAACCAGGGCTTAGACGGCTTAAAAATCTAAAAGGAGACCCCGAAAATGCCCGAAAACTTTTACTTGCTGTGCCTGGTGATCGCAACGGCGGTTATAACGCTAATCGTCACAGTCAAATCGCTAGACCGCTGGCTGGTGCGGATATCAAACCCGGACAGGCTGCCGCCACCCTTGCGAGTACGGAGGATTAAAAAGCAATATGTGGCCCCCGTTGCAAGAGGGCGCAGGGTGTACCCGGAACAACACAAGGAGATGATTTAAGTGCAGGATAACGAAAAAGTTATAGCTTACAAAGGCATGGATATGGATATGAAGTGCCGCGGATATCAGTACGAGGTAGGTAAAGAATACGAAGAAGAAAAGTCCGAACTTTGTAAACCTGGTTTCCACGCTTGCGAATACCCATTGGCGGTATTTGACTATTACCCGCCTAACTCTAGCCGGTATTTTGCGGTGGAGCAGAGCGGAGAAATAAAGACTGATGGGGCTAAAACGGCGTCTACCAAGATCAAAATTGGTGCTGAAATCGGAATCCCGGGGCTGGTAAAAGCAGCGATTGAGTACACAAGATCACGGTGCGAACCGAAAAAATCGGAGCACGCCACAGGCAACCTGGGAGCGGCCTCTGCCACAGGCATAGGATGTGTTGCTATTGCTACTGGTATTAGCGGCAAAGCAAAAGGTACCGCCGGGAACGCTATTTGTATTGTAGAGCGTGGCGATTGGGATGGTAAAACTTATCCCATAAAAAATATTTACTCCGCTATTGTAGATGGAGAAAAGATCAAAGAAAACGTCTACTACATGCTGAAAGATGGGAAGCTGGTCGAGGTGGAATAAGAAAAGCCGCTCTCCCGGTGGCACGGTGAGAACGGCAAAGAAAAACATCACAATGCTATTTTAGCTGAGAAAAGGAGGTTTGTCAATGCTTTGCCCGATACACGGCGAAGAAGTACCGGAAGAGGAAATAACATCATACGGATATCAGATCATGTGTAACGACTGTTTCTGTGAGATGTGCCGGAATGAAGCAACCTATCAGGAACACTTGGAGGAATTTTTGCAGGGGAAATTAGCGGAATTCCTCCCCTGGGCTTTTGCGGGAAGCCTCATAGATGATGAATACCGAATGGCGGGAATGCTGTACGCATATCACGCCTGGAAAAAAGATCACCCGGATTGGGCCAAGGAAATAGAGATCGACTTTTCCATGTCCTCTCCGGGAGAATGGGAAGCCTATATAAAAGAATGCGGAGAAAGGAACCTACATAATGGCGAACACGATTATATTTCGCCCGCTCAACGCGGAGGAAGTGGAATGCCGGGTCTCTCAGGTAAAACAGAAAGGGATATCGGCTCTGCTGTATAAAGACGCCCGGTGCGATATGCGCATATTAGATGAGACCGTGGGGCCGGGAAACTGGCAGCGGGAGCATTACGAGTGCAAGGGGAACCTGTTTTGCCGGGTGGGGATCAATATCACCCAGGATCACAATAACCCGTTTTGGGTCTGGAAATCAGACTGTGGTTCAGAAAGTTATACCGAAAAAGAAAAAGGCGAAGCATCGGACAGCTTCAAACGGGCTTGCTTTAATTGGGGCATTGGCCGTGAGTTGTATACGGCCCCGTTTATCTGGATTTCGGCGGACTCTTATAAAACCATAGAGTCAAACGGGAAGCAAGTCCCTAATGTAAAGCTTAAAGTTACCTATATGGCCGTGGAAAACGGGAAAATCACCGCCTTGCAGATCTATGAGGAAAAAGGAAAGTGCATTGTGTTTGAGCGGGGACGGTGCCCAAAAGAAGGAGAAGCAGCGCCTCCGCTAGAAGCTGCAGCTGTACCCTGTACCAGATGCGGGAAAGAGATCCAGGACGGGAAGAAAAGAGACGGCTCATTGTGGATATCGGAAGATATCGTGAAATACTCTACCAAAATGTTTCATCACCCCCTTTGCCCGGCTTGTATGAGAGTGGAAAAAGAAGAGGAAAAGAAAGCGATGAGCAGCTATGAATCTAGCCTTTGATAAATCCCGATGGACGCAGGATAGCGATGGTTTTTGGCTCTGCTTACGGGTAAACAACCACCAGGCGGCCAGAAAGCTTTGCAACGCTATGAGCCAGCGGCCAGATAAAAAGTATCAAGCGGAGATCAAAGAATACCGGAAAAAGCGATCTCTGGACGCTAACGCTTATTGCTGGGTGCTGCTGCACAAACTGTCCGCCGCGATAGGGCTTCCAGCGCAGGAGATTTATAAAAAGCTGATACCGGATATCGGCGGGAACTCAGAGATCGTCTGTGTACAAGAGCAGGCGGCGGATCGGCTGGTGAAGCTGTGGAACCGAAACGGAATAGGCTGGGTCACGGAAAGTTTTCCCAGCAAGATTCCAGGCTGTATCAATGTGATCCTCTATTCCGGCTCCTCCAGTTATGATTCAGCGCAAATGTCCCGGCTGGTGGATCTAGTGGTGCAGGAGTGTAAACAATTGGATATTGAAACGGCCACGCCTGATGAGCTGGCTACCATGAAAGCGAGGTGGGCGGACTATGAACAGACGCACAAAGGCGATGGCGATCCCGCCTAAAGTCAAAAAGGCAGTTTATGAGCGGGACGGGGGACGCTGTATTTTTTGCGGTTCCCTCGGACTGCCCGAAGCCCATTACATATCCAGAGCACATGGAGGACTAGGCGTAGAGCCAAACATTGTTACCTCTTGCCGGAGATGCCATGACAGGCTGGATAACAGCCCGGACAGGCCCTATATGCTGGAAGAGGCCAAGGAATATCTAAAAGCACAATATCCAGAATGGGACGAAACGAAACTGATCTACAGGAAAGGAGAAACATAAATGCTAAACGTATCGGCAATCATGGGGCGGCTTACCGCTGACCCGGAGTTAAAGACCACACCGGCAGGCGTTTCCGTTACCAGCTTCACCCTTGCGGTGGATCGTTCCTATGCCAAGCCCGGCACAGAGCGGCAAACCGATTTTGTCCATGTGGTGGCGTGGCGGAATACCGCTGAGTTTGTTTGCAAGTATTTTACCAAAGGGCAGATGATGGCTGTAACCGGCCCGATCCAAACCAGGAATTACGAGGACAAGCAGGGTAACAAACGCACGGCCTTTGAGATCGTGGCGAACGAAGTAAGCTTTTGCGGTTACAAGGATAACCAGGGCGGCAATAAAAGCAAAAAGGAATCTGTACCGGACTATTCCCACGGCGCAGACGAGGATTTTGATCCTGCCTTGGGCGATGATGATTTTCCGTTTTGAAAAGAGGTACAACGATGAAAGCGATTGAAATAATTGGTTTTATCCCTGCCGGACGACAGAACGCGGTTTCCCGCACTGATTTGAAGAGGTTAACGGGAATCTCTGACGACCGAAAAATCAGGGATCTTATCAAACAAGCAAACCGGATTTTGGCGGCGGAGGGCAGGGCTATTTTATCTTCTTCCGGGACCAAAGGATATTGGATCACCGATGATATCAAGGAGATGGAAGCTTACCTGGAAGAGTCCTCCAGACGATCTAAAACACAGTATCAAAACGATGATCCTATCCGGCAGCTTGTGCGCCGAAAGGGCGGAAGTAACACGGTACACGTTACAGATTATTTTAGACGTGTATCAAAAGCCGCATCAGAAATAGACGGACAAACAGCATTGGAGGTGTGATTTATGGCCGCCCTGCGAGATCAGCCATATCTCCCGCTGTATGTGCAGGATTTTATGACGGACGAAAAACTCAACGAGTGCAGCGCCGAAAGCGCTGGGGTGTATATCCGCTTAATGTGCCTGATGCACAAATCGGACGCCTACGGGAAAATTTTGCTACGGCAAAAAGACCGGCAAAACGAGCGGCAAACATTAAATTTTGCTGTGAAGCTTGCCAGACAAATGCCGTATACGGTGGAGGTAATCGAGCGAGCGCTAATTGAATTGCTGGAAGAAAATGTACTCTCTCTTGATGGAGATACGCTATACCAAAAGCGAATGGTAAAAGACGCTGAAACCAGCGCCAAACGGGCAAAATCCGGAAAAAAAGGAGCGCAGCAATCCAGCAAAAACAAAACTTTTGCCGATGAGTTTGCCAGGGCAAAAGTACCGGCAAACTCTGAAAGTGAAAATGAAAGTGAAAATGAATATGAAATTGAAGAAAGAAAAAGGGATAGTGCAGAAAGGGAAAAGGAGAGTTTGGGCTTTGAAGCTTTTTGGGAAGCGTACCCCCGCAAAATCAGAAACGGGGCCGCAAAAGAAGCATGGGAGAAATTATCCCCTGACAAAGCGCTAACCGAAACGATACTTGCCGCGCTGGAAGAACAAAAAGACAGCGAGGATTGGCAAGAAGCGGAAGGCCAGTATATCCCCAGCCCCGAGAAATGGCTCAATGAAAGCCGGTGGAGGGACAAACTAAAGCCCCAAAAGAAAAATCCTTACGATTTTGAGGGAATACAATTTCCCGCTGGCGTGGAAATCTGAGGGAGGTCAGCGCATGACAGAATGGGAAGCAACGCAATATGAGCTGTCACATAACGCGTTAGGAATTGACAGCCAAAAAAGCGGAGTCAGATATTTTATCCCAAAAGGCCGGGAGAACCTGATCCTCTCCACCAAAAACGGAGAACTAAAGCTTACTCCGGCGGAATGCAAGATGATTTGCGCAGAGCTGCCGGAGATCCTGAGAGAAATGGGGTATTGGATATGAAAATCAAATTTACCGTGCCGGGTAATCCATACGGCAAGAAACGTCCCCGTTTTGGCGGCGGAAGAGCATACAGCCCAAAAGAAAACCGGGAATATGAGGCGCTTGTACGGGAAAAGTTTTGCTGGGAGAGATTCCGGATGGGGCTGCCGATCCAGCCTTTTGCGGATCGCCAGGTACGGGTAATGATCACGGCCTACTGCTCTATCCCCAAAAACGCGTCTAAGGCCTTGCGGGAGCTGATGATCTCCGGGGCAAATCGCCCTGCGAAAAAGCCGGATTGGGACAACATTGGCAAAGCTGTCTGTGACGCCTTAAACGGTGTGGCTTACAAGGACGATGCTCAAATCATCTGTGGCAAGGTGGAAAAATACTACAGCGATACCCCACGGGTAGAGGTGGAGATCAGTGATCTGTGACGGCATTTACACCGTGGATAATCCTTACGGGTATAAAATCAATGTTTCCCACCCGCAGATCAGGCCCCTGTACGAGCGGTTTAAGATTTGGAAAGGGATCCCCACAAACTTCCCGCCCAGCGAAGAACAGCGGGAAGAATTTGAAGAATACATACTAGGGAAGGTGAGAAAAGCAAGTGGTGAAACTGGAGTATTACCATGACAATTTCCAAAATTACAAGCGGTACAATATCCCCAAAGCTCAGCTTGTGATCGCGGATATCCCGTATAACATCGGGGTAAACGCCTATGGCAGCAACCCTATGTGGTACATAGACGGCGACCGGAAAAACGGAGAAAGCAAGCTGGCTGGGAAACAATTTTTCCGCACGGACAGTAATTTCAAGATCGCGGAATATATGCACTTTTGCAGCCGATTGTTAAAAAAAGAGCCAAAAGAGCGGGGCCAGGCTCCGGCTATGATCGTGTTTTGTGCTTTTGAGCAGGCGCAGACAGTAGCAGAGTACGGAGCAAGATACGGATTTAATCATTTCTATCCCCTGTTTTTTGTCAAAAACTACTCTCCACAAGTGCTAAAAGCCAACATGAGAATTGTAGGTGCAACGGAAATAGCGCTGGTACTCTACCGGGATAAGCTGCCTAAATTCCGCGGGGATGGAAGAATGGTCTTTGATTGGTTTGAATGGCAGAGAGATAACAAGGAGATCCCAAAGATACATCCCACACAAAAGCCTGTGCGCCTGCTGAGAAAGCTGATACAGGTATTTACTGATCCCGGAGATGTGGTGATCGATCCTGTAGCTGGCAGCGGGTTAACACTCCGGGCGGCATTTGAGTTAGGACGACCCAGCTATGGCTTTGAGGTTGACGGAGATATTTACCGCAAAGCAATGGACGAAATGATTTATCCTGTGCTGCACCCTACTCAAACAAATTTATTTGATTTTTTGGAGGCGGGAGCATGAGCAGACTACTATCTAATGCCATAGAAGGAATGTGCTGCGATTGTTTGTATGGCGGTGAGAAATGCTGTGATTACAGCGAAAACCCCGAATGTGAATTTTACCAACAAGACGGTAAATGCTGGATACCTTACGACATAAAAGGGGAAAAAGATAATGAGTAGATTACTATCTAACGCCCGGCGTGCGAGTCTGCGGCAGCAGGAAACCTATGCGAAGCGGCAGGAGGAGAAAACGCCGAAGGACAGAAGGAAATCAAGGGTGCATACCAGAGGTAAACGAAAATGAAAGATACATACAAGAGCCGGGTATATACCGCCCGCCCGGATTATGCGGATTTTGATTCCCCGGCGAAATTTGAGGCGATCAAGAGCATAATCGCAAAGCGGCTGGTGCAACACCCAAAGGCAATATGCTCCTATTCCGGAGGTGCAGACAGTGATATTTTGATTGATCTGATCGAGAAGGTTCGGGAGATCTTTGACCTTCCGCCCGTGAAGTATGTGTTTTTCAATACGGGGCTCGAAATGAAAGCCACGAAAGACCATATAAAAGTCACCGCTGAAAAATATGGCATCGAAATCGAGGAACACCGCCCGAAAGTCAATATAGTTTCCGCGTCCAGAAGATACGGTATCCCATTTATATCAAAAATCATGTCGGCAGGCTTATCCGAATGGCAGAAAAAGAGGGTGCCGTTGTCCATTGCTGAGGAATATAAGCACGCGGAAGATAAAGAGGGCAAGCGGCGGGAGCTGAAAGAGCGGTATCCGAATTGTGAAAGTCTGATCAATTTCTTGTGCTGCTGCAATTCCGCAGGGGAACCGAGACCCAATATCCAGCTTGTGATAAATTCCTCGAAGTATATGAGAGACTTCATCGGGAAGTACCCGCCGGATTTCCAGATTAGTGCAAAGTGCTGCGACTATTGCAAGAAACAGGTGGCACATAGTGTTCAGAAGAATTATGACATGATTATCACGGGCGAACGCAGAGATGAAGGCGGTATGCGATCCGTCCCGCGAAAGGATAACACTTCACTTTGCTTTACAGAGACGGGGAGCGGTCAATATCGCCTTAGACCACTGTATTATGTTTCCGATACGGACAAGGCGTGGTACAAGGAATACTACGGGATCAGATATTCCGATGCCTATGAGGTTTACGGTCTCACCCGGACAGGCTGCTGCGGTTGTCCGATCTCCTACAAGGCAGTAGAAGACCTTGAAAAAATCCGACCGTATGAGCCGAATGTAGTCAAAGCCGCATGGAACATTTTCGGGAAGAGCTATGAGTACCGCAAAAAATACATCACATACAAAGAGATGCGGAAAGCAAAGGCGAACATTGACCCTGCGCAGCTGTCTTTGTTTGATGGCGGCGAAATTGGAAAGGAAGAAAAATGAGCCGAATTTTACAAAACGCCCGACTTGCGGGACTGAGACAGCAAGAAGCCTATCACAAGCGACAGGCGGAGAAAACGCAGAAGGACAGGCGGCGGTCTAGGGCGCATAGGAGGAAAAAGAAATGAATCTCACCCACTTGAGCCTGTTTACTGGCGTGGGAGGGCTTGATCTTGCGGCGGAGATGGCGGGGATCAAGACTGTGGGGCAATGCGAGTGGGCGGACTTCCCCACGAAAGATTTGGAAAAACGCTGGCCCGATGTCCCCCGCTGGCGGGATATCCACACATTGACGAAGGAGAGCTTTTATGAACGCACAGGTAGATGGACAGTTGACATTATTTCCGGAGGGTTCCCATGCCAACCATTTAGTGTTGCCGGGAAGCGCCGAGGCAGTGCAGATGACCGTTACCTCTGGCCGGAAATGCTGCGAGTTATTAAGGAGCTCAAGCCCACTTGGGTCATTGGTGAGAATGTTGCTGGAATCATCAATATGGCGCTCGACACGGTGCTTTCTGATTTGGAAGCCTGCGGTTACACCACAGAAGCGCTTGTATTTCCGGCTTGTGCCGCGGACGCCCCGCACAGACGGGACAGAGTTTGCATTATTGGGTACTCCGACCGCTCAATCTAAGGTACGGAGCAAGGCATTTAGAGAGGGGAGAACTCCTAATCCAGCTGAATTTGCCATGATGCGACCTACAGTTACGGCATCGGATTGGAAACGGCGAGAACCGAATAGTCATCAACAGGGTTTGGCGGAAGCAACAAAGCTGTGGCCCACACCTACACAAAGGGACTACAAAGGTGCAAACAGCGCAGAGCACCTTACAAGAGACAGTAAACGTAATCATACAGATCTGCTTGCAAATGCGGTAAAGCTGTTTCCAACACCTACCGCACAGGACTATAAGCACAGAGGGCCAAACAGCAAACAGCAGGGATTACCGGAAATGGTAAAGCTGTACGCTACACCTCAAGCCAGAGACTACAGGACGGGACAGGCTGAACGCTGGGAAAACCCAAATAGAAGCAGAAACCTGAACGATCAGGTAGCAATGTTCCCTACGCCAACAACTGGTGCTGGAATGTGCGGTGGGAGCGGGAATTATCAGCAGTTAAAAGATTTAGAGAGCCGGGGTGTTATCTCGGAAGAAGAGCGCCAAAGCATGGCATCCGGAAGCGGCGGCCAACTTAATCCCGATTGGGTGGAATGGCTGATGGGTTTTCCAATCGGCTGGACGGATCCGGAACGGGAAGCGGACAAGTCCACCATGAGCCAAACCGGGCATTGGATTCCCGAGCCGGATATCCCCCGCGTTGCTACAGGCATAAAAAACAGAGTAAACCGCCTGAAATGTCTGGGAAATGCTGTAGTGCCCCAGCAGTTTTACCCGGTGTTTTGGGCGATAGCGGAGATTGAAAAAGGAGAATTCCAATGAAAAATATGAATTTACAGAAGAAACAAAAAGGATCGGTAATATAGAGCTCCACCGGGTACGTGCGCTGTGTGATTTTAAAGATGTAAAATCCGGAGACCTTGGAGGCTGGATTGAGAGAGAAGAGAATCTGAGCCATGAAGGATCTTGTTGGGTCTATGGCGACGCTCAGGTCTGTGACAACGCTCAGGTCTGTGACAACGCTCGGGTCTATGACAACGCTCGGGTCTATGGCAGCGCTCGGGTCTGTGTCAGCGCTCGGGTCTATGGCGACGCTCAGGTCTGTGACAACGCTCAGGTCTATGGCAGCGCTCAGGTCTGTGACAACGCTCGGGTCTGTGTCAGCGCTTGGGTCTGTGGCGGGGAATGGGATAAATCCCCATTGTACATACAGGGGACTAGATGGAGCTTTAATGTCGCTAGTGATACGGAGATACAAGTGGGCTGCCAGCGGCACACCTGGCAGGAATGGCACGATAAATTCCGGGAGATTGCAGCAGAACATGCCGGAGAAGATATTATTCCTGAATATGTTCAGTATTTCAACCTAGCTTGCAAGCTGTACAGCCATGAAGATTGTTTGATTGAGGAGGTGTAGAAATGAAAATTAAAATGCTTTGTACCGTCAGACCTGATCTTATATTTTTGGCAAAGCCCGGGACAGTTTTACGGGTCGGAAGAGTATACGAGGCCGTTGTGAACCCATTGGGCGCAGTTTCTGGAATATGCGAAAACGGCGAAGTGTTGGGCGTAAAGCCAGGAGAATTTGAAAGAGTGGAGGCAGCGAAATGAGAGAAATACTGTTCCGCGGGAAGAGAACGGATAACGGCGAATGGGTGTACGGGTATCTCGTAAAACACCCATCTGCAATCCAAATTGGGGAGGACAATCCCTGGTATATTAATGTTCCACCGGCAGACCCGGACGATAACGGCGGTTTTTACAATGTCGATCCTGACACCGTTGGCCAGTACACCGGCCTGACCGACAAACACGGCGCGAAGATTTTCGAGGGGGATATTATCCAGAAAAAGGCCTATATATATTCGCTCGGGAAGGTAAATTCGCAGGAAGAATGGATTGTGTGCGGAGTGGTCGTCTGGGATAATGATGATGAACATAGCTCAGGATTCTGGGCCATTGATAGCAAAGATGAGTACGGAGATCCAACGAAATATTATTTCAACAACAGTTTTATGGTCATCGGCAACGTCCACGATAATCCGGAGCTGTTGGAGGTGAGAGAATGAGCGAGTGGATCAGCGTAAAGGACAGGCTTCCGGAGCTTGGAAACGGGCAAGGGAGAAACCAATATCTAGTGTGTTACATAACGCCGAAACGCCGAAAGGAGAATGAACATGGAGAGATTGACGTACAAAGTGCATGCTAATGATGATGTAATTTCCGGGGAGGAAATCCATTATGAGTCTGAGCATGACGGTATGTACATGTGGGGTGTACCAAGGAAATTTAGGGGGGCGGCTATTGACCGCCTCGCCGCCTATGAGGACACCGGATTGACGCCGGAGAAAGTAGAGATACTTTCGTGCAGCTATCCCAAAATTTTTGGTATGGTAGATGAGCTAAATGAATACCGAGATATTGGCACTATCAAGCATCTACAAAAACTGGTAAAAGCCGAGCAGGACGGGCGGCTGGTGGTGCTGCCGTGTAAGGTGGGAGATACCGTCTATGTTATAGCAAAATGCGATTGGGTCCGCCGCAGCCTTGATGGAACAATGTACAGCGCAAACGGAGCCCTTGGCACTGGAACCGGCTACTACTGTGCCTTTGATGGTTGTGAAGACGATTGTCCTCTTGCCGTAGGTAAAGACGAGTGCGACCAAAGCGGATATGCCGTTTTTGAAGAAATGGTTGACTATGTTGGAGCTTCATATAACTCAGAAACGGGCATGGTTGAGCCAATTGTAAGAACTGAGAACCTTATCCGGTTCTTGGGAAATAAAATTTATCTAACCCCCGAAGAAGCCGAGGCGGCGCTTGCCGAGGAAGAAGGCAAGACAAGTAAATGATAAAATACTCTGAGAAACTGGAACAATATGAGCAAAAAGCTTATGATGCCGGATATGGCGCGGATTGGCTGGCCGATGTTGGAGAAAATGTCAAGTTTTATGCCATGTTGTGTGAGTCAAAAGGCGAATCCCCTACTTTTGACGGATTAATGCAACACATAGAAAAACTGTAAGGAGGCTTGAAAATGCAAATAAAAATCCCTGACTTAAAAAAAGGCTGTACATTTTGGATTACGGAAAACTTTGCAGCGGCGGAAGCTGTCACGAACGCTCTGAATATGTACGAGCGAACTTATGCGAAAAACCCGGAATTTATAATTCCTAAGGAGGTAGGCGCTCACCCGGTAGGCATATATGCCTATGAAAAAAGCGAACTCCTGGGAGGAATTACCTATTACGCGCATAACGACTGGATTTTCCTCCTCTGTGGCTATGTGTGGCCGGAATGGAGGGAACGGGGAATCTATCGGACAATGATCGAAACGCTGGCTGAGAAGTTAAAGGTTGTTGGAATATCGGGGATATTTGCTTCTACCTATGACTGGGAGGCTCCGGAAGTTTATGAAGCATTAGGTTTTACCCGCGGAGCGATCCTCCGGAATTGCCCCAAAGGGAATACCTCTATTGACTACTACAAGGAGATCTGAAAATGCCTGAGTACATAGAACGGAAATTATTATTAAAAGGACTACGCAAAGAGCACAGAGAGTGTGAAAAGGACTGGGAAAAAATGGGCGGTGAATCCATTCTGCTTGCGGAAGGAGTTGAAAGCGCAATTGACATTGTAAAAGGCTTCCCCGCCGCCGACGTTGCCCCGGTGGCACATGGGCGGTGGATTCACACGGATTCTCACCTGTGGTATAAGACCGACGATGGGAGAATTGATGAATGGAGGCTTGATGTGGATTACCATAATGGCCCTGAGTGTCAGGTTTGTGGCTATACTCCTTGTATGCATTGTCACCCGGACTACATGGAAGACAAATGCCCTAAAGGCCATTATATCTGTTCAGAATGTGCAAATGAATCTGTTGATGGGCATGAAAAATTTTGCCCCAACTGCGGGGCTAAGATGGATCTGGAGGCTTAATATGTGCCGGGAAGCGTTTGACTGGGAAAAGATGGCCGCTGATCTGGAGCCAGAAATTGAGAAGTATGAACGGCTTTTGGAAAAGCTTAATGCAGAGCCAGGCAGAGGAATAGAAGCCACAGCACTAAGGCTATGCTATGAAGATGTTCTTGTTGAATTAAAATGCAACAAGAAACTTTTCCTCCAACGAGCAAAAGAAAGGAGTAACCATGACTAAAGAGCTTTTAGAGCAATATCCCGATCTCTGCGCGGAGATCAAAGAACTGGAAGAGCAAATTCGCCGGGGAGTCAGTGATACCGTTTCCGGCAGCTCGCCAGATTATCCCTACACCCAGCACCCGATCACTATTAAGGGGGAACCGCCTCATTTGCGCGAAAGGCTGGAAACGCTCAAAAAGCAAAAGGCGAATATTGAGGCTTTTGTGGCCGGGCTGCCTCGGCCCGAAAAAAGGATTATAGAGTCCGTTATAAAGCATGGAACCAAGTGGAATGTGGTGCGCAGAGCGTTAGATAGCAACAAATCCTCCGATGCCTTGAGGATGGAATACAAAAGAATTTTTGAAAAATTTTGAAAATGTTCGTTTTGTTCGTTTTGTTCGTTTATAATAATAATAGAACCAGTATAAAATCGCTTACATCTTCTCCTTGCGAAAACCGCTACGCTTATAGGCGCGGCGGTTTTTTCGCGACACTATCACTGCTTATTGTAGCAGACCCGGAGGAGTTTTGCAATGGCGGAAATTGGTAAAAAGCAAGATAAACAGAGAATCAAGGAAGCGCTATTGAAAAGAGCGCTGGGATATGACTATGAGGAAAAGATCATGGAGGCCAGAAAAGACGGTACTCAAAGGGTGCGAGTGATTAAGAGGCATGTACCACCTGATACCAAGGCCGCAGAGAGGATCTATTTCCTCATTGAGTCAGGTAGGTGGTAACTATGAGCAACTGTCCAAGACCTGGTAAATGTATCTATGATGATTTCCGGCGCTGTGGTGTGCATTTCTGTGTTAGGGCGAAATGTATGTATCAAAGCACAAAAAGCAAAGAGAGATACATAGGCTCGGAAAAGGAAAAAGGGACGGGAAAAAGAAAATAAAAAAGCAACGTAAGAATAAGAAGCGATAAACACAGAGGTGCTAAGTGAGAGCCGGATATCACCCGCGAAAAAAAGAAGCGCCCGAAAAAAACGATCTAAAAAAGCAAGGGTTTTATTTAAGCAGGGTTTGGCGCAGGATTAGGATTGAAGCTTTACAGAGGGACAATTACCTGTGCCAAAACTGCTTGAGAAATCACCGCATAAAAACAGCCACAGAAGTACACCACATCAAGCCTTTAGCAGATTATCCAGAGTTAGGACTTGAACTCGACAATCTGGAGAGCCTCTGCTGGCAGTGCCATGAAGAGACTAAAGAGCGAAAGAAGAAGAGAACTCCGCAAGGGGTAAGAATTATAAAGGTAAGCAATGGGAGTGAAGATTAGTTAGGAGAAGATAGAGAGTAACAGAGATACCTCAATTATCCTGCTGATACCCCCTCCCTAAAAAGTCAAAAAGCCTTACAAATACAACCGCGTGCCCTCCTCCCTTGGTATCGATTATGATTTTTTATAGGGGGTGTAGTTTTTTGAAGGCATATTATAGAAAGGGGAAATGCCTGTATGGGGCCTGTAAAAATTGAGAAATTCATGCGGGATTTACCAGATGATAAGGAAATAAAGAGGGAATTTAAGCGGATTTTTACCCTGTTTCAGGACGCTCCGGAGAAACAACTTGAACTTGCCGGTAAGGAGATTTCGAGAGCGGCATTTCTTGCGGTGACGATTGATAGGCTTGAAATCGATATCTCCAGAAACGGATATGAAGAACCATACCAGAACGGCGCCTATCAAACAGGGAAGAAGAAAACGGCGGCGGCAGATTTGCATGTTTCATATACAAAAAATTTTTTGGCGGTAATGAAGCAGCTGCATTCTGTGCTTGGAGCGATGGAAGAGGAAAGCGCGGGGGATTCCTTTGACGAATTCTAAAATTCCAGAAGAGATTCGTAAGAGCGGCGCGTTTCAATACGCTGAAAACGTGATTTCCGGCAAGATAGTTTCAGGCAGGAAAAGAGTACAAGCTTGTCAACGTTTTATCGATGAGCTGAATCGTTCTTACACAGAAAGAGAATACCCCTGGAAGTTTGACCTCGAAAAAGGATATCGCCCTATTAGATTTATCGAGCAGTTTTTGATGCCGACAAAAGGTAATTATGACAAAATGGAGCTCTTACCCTGGCAGCACTTTGTGGAAGCGAATTTGTACGGCTGGATTTCCAAGAAAACAGGTTACCGCAGGTTCCGGGAAGGAATTATTATTGTAGGCCAGGGAAACGGGAAATCTACGATGATTGCCGGAAACGCCGCTTATGGTTTGACAAAAGACGGGGAGCGCGGCGCTGAAGTGTATTGCCTTTCAAACTCCAAGGAGCAGGCAAGAATTATTTTCAACGAATGCTCTTCCCAAATCAAGGCCAGTCCCATTCTTTCCAGACATGTGAGAATTACCAAGCAGGGGATATTTTTTGATAAAAGCGCCAGCAAATTTCAGCCGTTGGCATCGGATAGCCGGAATCTTGACGGGCGCAACGTACACATGGGTGTGTTTGATGAAATACACGAATTCCGGGATTACAAGCTCATCAATGTTATCAAAGGTAAAATCAAAAAGAGAAAGCAGCCTTTGATTATCTATATCACCACTTTGGGAACAGTGCTTGATGGGCCCCTTATGGACTATTACGTGCTGGGAGAGCAAATTTTAGACAATACCGGGGCGATTGCGACCAGGGCCGCAGATCGCTTTTTTGTTTACATAGATGAGATAGACAAGGAGGACGATCCCGGAAACCCGGAATGCTGGGGAAAAGCAAATCCTTCACTCGGCGCTTTGCTGGATCAGGAAGACCTTTTGGACGAGTGGGAGCGAGTAAAAACCGTTCCCGCAGAGAAAAGCAATTTTATCAATAAGCAGCTCAATGTGTTTACCTCAGTGGACGAGCTGTCTTATCTGGATATCAATGTGATCCGGAAAAATAATCAGGAAATCGATATGGAGAACCTGAAGGGTGCGTTATGTTACGGAGGGTTTGATTTGTCAGAAACGGAAGATTTCACTTCCGCCTGCCTGGAATTTCAACTGCCGGAAAATCGGTTTTTTGTTTTGGAACATTCCTGGGTGCCTGAGAAAAAGATGAAAGAAGATCATGAAAAATTAGACTGGGGATTTTTGCAGGAAATGGGTTGGCTTACTGTTGTGCCGGGCGAATACGTGGATTATAACTTGGTTTATAAGTGGTTTGCGGAAATGAGAACTCTTTATCGTATCGACAGTATCGGCTACGACCCGGCGAAGGCTTTTCTCCTTACGCAGCTTATGAGAGAGCAGGGGTTTTCTCTGGACGAGGTAAGACAAGGAGAATTGACCTTGACCGCTCCAATGGATCACTTGAAGGAGCGGTTTTTAGATGGGGATATTATACACAACAACAACCGCATGTTTAGCTGGTACCTGGGAAATGTGAAATTGACCAAGAGAGGGCCTAATGCCACCTATCTTCCAACAAAACAAAATAAATACCGGAAAATAGACGGTTTTGCGGCGCTGCTTTGTGCTCACACACAGTATTTGCGCAAAAACGCAACGATAATTCCTCCGGAAAAGAAGCTGAGCACAGTTATTACTTTAGAGTAAGGTGAAACGAAATGAGTATTATAACGCGGATCAAAGAAATTCGCAGGAACAGGATCATAAAATCAGCTCTGGGAAGCGGTCTTATCGTTCGCGGCAAAGAGCAGTTACCCGGAGGCCGTTCTGTTTTTTGGAGCCGGGGAGATTTTACGCTTGAAAATAGCGAGCTTCTATTTTCAGCAGTTTCCAGGATCTCAAATTCGCTGTCTGCCATGCCAATACAGCTATACATGGGCTCCAAGGCGATAAAAAACGAGTTAAATGATCTTGTCAGTTTTTCCCCCAATCCAAGCATGACAAGCTGCCAATTTATCAAAACTATGGAATCCTGCCGGGGAACATCGGGAAATGCTTATGCTCTAAAAATAGTAGGGACTACCGGTAAATTAGAGAGACTTGATATTTTGAATCCCGCCAGAGTGCAGCCTATTATGAACAGCGATACTGAAGAATTATGGTACAAAATTACGCCTGAAACTGGCCGGGAGCTTTATGTTCATAATTACTACGTGATACATATTCCCTTTATTTCGACGAATGGGTATTCTGGGATCAGTCCGGTATCGGTATTACACGACACCATCGAGTATGCGGAAAATATAAAAAAGTTTTCTGTAAAGCAGCTGGAGCAGGGAGTAAATGCGGCGGTTGTTTTAGAGGCCCCGGCGAATTTGTCCGAACCGCAGAAAGTGGATATGATATCAGACTTTATGGATACTTACAAAAAAACCTCAGGAAATATTTTGTTGCTGGAATCGGGCGTCACAGCCAAAAGTTTGAATCTCTCTCCGGTAGACAACAAACTTTTTGAGGTAGAAAAAATCACACGCTCCAAGGTTGCTATGGTTTACAATATCCCGCCTCACCTTTTGGGAGATTATTCCGATACCTCTTTTTCTTCACAGGAACAGCAAATGCTGGAATTTTTAATGCTCACAATGCTGCCTATTGTAGTTGCTTATGAGCAGGAATTAAACAGGAAGCTTCTCACCTCTGAGCAGCGGAGAAGGGGATATCATTTTAAGTTTAACATGGATTCCATTCTCCGGGCCGATGCCGCTACTCAGGCGGAGGTAGACTATAAAGCAGTACGCAGTGCATGGAAAACCCCGGACGAGATCAGGGCGGAACGAAATCTGCCTCCCCTGCCAGGCGGAACAGGCAAAAAAGCGATGATTTCTCAAGACCTTGCAACGCTGGAATATACCGTAAATACAAAGCCAAAAGTTTTATTGGAAAAACCGGAACCTAAAAAGGAGGAACAAAATGAAGAAAATTGAAAAATCGTCAGTTCTCGGCCTGAAGGCAGCGGACGCCACCGCAGATATCGGGCTTATCAATAAATATAGCAGAAAGGAGCTTACGCCGGAGGAGGTATACTGTTTTTCTGTTATTCTCTGTGACAACGAGGTGGACAGGGACAACGAGCGATTTACTGTAAACGCCTTGGAGCAGCTTGCCGGGCTTTTCGTTGGAAAAACCGGCATTTTTGACCACAGGTGGGAAGCAAAAGGGCAAATTGCCAGACTGTACCGGGTAAACGTGGAAGAAACAACGGGAAAAAACAGTATGGGAGAACCCCTATGTGTTCTCCGGGGAAGCGCTTATATGCTGAGAACTGAAGAGAACCAGCCTGTCATCAACGCAATAGAGGGAGGAATCCTGAAAGAAATTTCAGTAGGATTTTCCGTGAAAAAGATTGTCTGCTCTATTTGCGACGAGGCTATGGGCTGGGACGGCTGCCCTAACGGTCACCACAAGGGAGAAATTTGTGAGGGGAAATTATGCGTCGGGGAACTGTGCGACCCAACAGATGCCTATGAATTTTCTTTTGTGGCCGTACCCGCGCAAAGAGGCGCGGGGGTAACAAAAAGCCTGTCTGATACTAAAGCCGCCCTGGAAGAACTTCTGGCGGCAGATATCAGCGGCGAGCCTGACATGGTTAGCGCCTTGTCAGAGTACTGTAAAGCCATGCAGATGAGCGTGGAGGAAAGGGAACGGCGAAAAAGGCTGATTTCCGAAAATATCAAATTTTTAGAAGGAAAGGATTGATCGAAATGGCAACACTGTTTGAGCTGAAAGAAAAGATGGCAGAAATGAGCGAGGCTGTCCGGGCAGACGCGGAATGGATCTCCGAAAAAGCCAGTGACCCCACGGTATCTATGGAGGATATCGAAGCAAAAGAGAGCCACAGGGACGAAATGCAGAAGCGCTTTGATCTGATCAAGAGAGAGCATGACGCGCTGGAAAAAGCGCAAAGGGAAGCGGTCAAGCGTAAGAGCGAGGCAGAACCGAAAAATGACGCGGAAAAGAAAATGGCGGCCAAGGCGGCCTTTTACCGTGCGGCGCTGACCGGCGGCGACCTTCGCAAGGCGTATGAGGGCCTGGGCGCTATTCCGGCATCTACGGCAGATCTCGGAAAAGGGGAAAATCTGCTTCCCACAAACGTCAGCAACGAGCTGATTACGGAGCCCACGGAGGAAAACGCTCTGCGCCGGGTGGAGCCGGTGACGCAGATTTCCGGACTGGAGGAGCCGAAGCTGCTGTTTTCCATCGAAGATTCCGACCTGGCAGATGTGACCGACCAGGGAACTGCGAACGAAATCAAATCCGAGGGTGACACAGTTTCCTATGGACGCTTCAAAACCAAAATCGTATGTACGGTAAAGGACACGGTACTTTACGGCACTGATACCAACCTTGTCACCACTATTGAGGCAGCGCTGCGCTCTGGAATCGCGATCAAAGAAAAAATGAGGGCCTTTGCCCCCGCCACCGGCACCGGAGCGTATGACGCTACCCATAAGCATATGAGCTTTTACGCTGCCAAAGATGACGGCGTTACCGAAATTAAAACGGTTGTAGGCGCGGATTTGATTGAAGCAATTTTGAACGCCTGGGCCGATTTGCCGGAAAGCTTTGCAGCGAATGCGGTATGTGTTATGCGGAAGCAGGATTATTATGCTGCCGTGCGTACCTTGGCAAATGGCTCTGCTGACCTGTGGGGAAAGAAGCCGGAGGATATTCTGGGAATCCCCGTGGAATTCTGCGACCGCGCTGTGACACCCATCGTTGGTGATTTCCGCTACTCCAAGCAGAATTATGATATCGGAACGATTTTTGAAACCGACAAGGATGGCAAGAAGGGTGAATATTACTTTATCCTGACTGCATGGGGAGATCATCAGATCCGGCTGAAGAACGCTTTCCGGCTCGCAAAGGTGAAATCGGGGGAATGAATGCGGGCTCCGGGAATGACCCGGCGGATGACCCGCAGGAAGCACTGCTAAAAATCGGGTCTCAGGAAATCACCCTGAATCCTTCTACGGCGGCATACGAGGCAACAACTTCCAATGCTACCAACAAGGTGACGATAACGGGAAAAGGTACTTACTCTTTGACGTTAAACGGGGCAGCGCTTGAAAACGGAGAAGCTGCTGCCTGGGAAGAAGGAGAAAACACACTGACTGTGACTGTAAGCAATGGAGCTTCTGGCACCGAAACGGTGTATACAATCCTTGTGACAAGAGGAGTGTGAGCCAATGGTCACAGTAAAAGAGCTGGCAGAGTATTTGCACCTCCCTGACGGCGAAGAAAAACTTTCCCGGTATCTTTCCGCCGCCCGTTCAAAGGCCAGGGCGGCGGGAGTACCGGAATACAAAAACAACGCGCAATATGATCTTTTCGTTTTGGCGCTGGCGGCCATGTACTATGATAACCGGGGCATGGCGTTTTCTGGCAGCTATCAGGCAACGGCAGAAGCGAACGCAACCCGGCTTATCAATAGCTTTGTGCTGGAGCTACGGCATGCCGGAGAGGATTTGGAGGTAACTGATGAGCAAAAGCGCTAATGCCGGGGAACTGAAAACCCTGGTAAAAATAATCAGCGTTGCTCACGAAACGGACAGCGAGGGGTTTTCCAATAATACGGAAAAGAATGTGTTTGGGGAGGGAAACGCTGTCTTTGTAAAATGGGTCAACGCGCACGGATCGGAAGCATTTGTTGCTATGCAAATGCAGCTCAAAGAGCCTGCTACCCTCACAATGCGGTACTCAGATAAAATCAAAGCGGATTGCTTGGTTTATAAAGGGAATGACCCGGAGCCGTTTGAAATTATCAGTATCGATAATGTTGAGGAGCGTTGCGCATGGCTGGAAATCAAAGTGCAGAGGAGGGTAAAAGCAAGGTGAGTGTAGATGAGAAAATCAGAAACGCTTTGCTGCCGTTTGGTGATCCTGTAGAAAACGGGATTTACCAGGGGAAAGAAAAGCGGTACTATACCTTTTCCTACAGCACTTTGGGTTCTGACTACGGAGATGATTCTCCCGGAGCGGAACGTTACCTTATTACCATCCATTTTTTTGCTCCTTTGCGGGAAAACATAACAAAAAGGGTGAAAAGCACCAAACATGCGTTGTTTCATTCTGGTTTTACCTGGCCCGAAACAGTGAACGCCTCCGATGAAGACGCGCGTCATATAGTATTCGAGTGCGAGACGGCGGAAGGGGTGTAAGCTGATGCCGCAATTTAAGGTGGAGGGACTCGGAGAGTTGTCCGCAGCACTGGAGGATATGACAATGCTGCCGGACGAGGTGCTGGACAGTATGCTTTATGCGGAAGCCGATGTAGTGGAACCCGCAATCAAAGCAAAAGCTTTAGCTTATGGAGTAAACGACACAGGGAAACTGGTAAATACAATCAAAAGAGGAAAGGTGAAGCGCTCTGCAGATGGCAGGGCGCTTTCCGTTTCCGCGCAGGGAAGCAGAACCAGAGGCGGGATAACCACCCGAAATTCCGAGATTGCTTTTCTAAACGAGTACGGAAAAAGGAACGTCCCAGCAAGGCCCTTTATGCGAGACGCCACAGAAGAAAGCGCGGACGAGGCGGTTCAGGCCGCCGAAAGGATCTATGACGAATATCTAAAATCAAAAAACTTGTGAAAGGATTGATGTACTATGGCAGCATTTGGAGCAAATTTCCCCTGTTTTAAGCCTGACAACAAAGAAAACGGCGTGGTAGTCGGAAAGCTGGTTTCCGCAAATCTCACGGTAAATATGGCAAGCGGGGAGCTCTTTGCCGATGACGCCCTAGATGAACAGATTTCTGAATTCGCCAGCGGCAGCGTGGCGATGGAAACCAATGATATGGAGGACGATGTGGCCTCTGAAGTGTACGGCTGTTCCGTTTCGGAAAAAGAGGTTATTTATAACAAGGGAGATGACGCTCCCCGCGGTGTATTGGCCTACTATAAGACCCTGCTGAGAAACGGGAAAAAAAAGTATAAGTCCTTCGTTTATCCCCGTGCGAAGGCGGCCCTCGGGAATGACAATGCTCAGACCAGGGGCAGCTCCATCACGTTCCAGACCACATCTACCGCCTTTACGGTACAGCCCGATGATACCGGGGTATGGAGAAAAACCAAGGTGTTTGACACGGAAGCGGAGGTCAAGGCCTATATTCGGGAGGCTACGGCTATTCCTGATTCCGTGGATAGCGGAGAGACGGGAAAACAGCCCACAGGCGAAAACTAAGAAAATATTTTGTGGCGGTGGGCGGATTACAATCCGCCCCTTTTGCCGCAAAAAAGGAGGGGCTATGAACAGGACGGTAACCGTTAGTATAGACGGGCAGGAGAGAACGCTGAACTACTCGATAGATATCATGTTTGAAATGGCTGAAAAGTACGGAAATATCAATAAAGCGCTGGAAGCTATGGCCAAGGACAGCAAGGAAGGGTTTGAGGCTGTCCGGTGGTTTGCGCTTAAAATGGCAAATGACGGGGAACTGCTGCGCAGAGATCAGGGGTTTGACAAGACCCCGCTGCTCACAGAAAAGGACGTAAGCAGTAGAATGCACCCTTTAGAATACAGCTCATTGCGAGATGCGGTGATAGACGCTATCGTGCTGGGATATCAGCGAGATTTCAAACCTGAATCCGAAGAAATAGATTTAGGACTTATGGAGCTTAACGCAAAAAAAACACAGGCCGGGAACTGATACCGCAATATCACTACATTGCTGTGACATTGCTGCACCTGTCCCGGCATGATTTTTATCGCATGAATCCCGGCCTGCTGTTTGATTTGGTGCAGATTCACAATGAAAGATACGGAAAGAAAAAAGAAGCAGAGCTGGATTGACACCGGCTCTGCTGTTTGATTTGGTGCGTTTGTTTCAATACACGCCTCCCATAAGAAGGCAACCAACTCATTTTCCTTTGCCGTTTTGCGACAGCTGAGATTTAGGATGATATCTGAAAATAAACCAAATTCTGTATATCACGAAAGCAATAGAGTAAATCAGATTCAGAAAAAGAACAACCCAATAAAGGGTAAAATTTCCGCGATTTGCGGAGGCATACGTGTAAAAAAGTACGATTAGAGCTTGAACGAAGAGATAAAAAGGGACGCGGAAGATAGCCTTGACAGGAAAGGGAGCATTTGCAGAGGCTTCCTTTGCTTGTTTTATAGAGATAAAAACAGCCCCCGCAATACAACCGATAGAAATAAACAAGGCGGCCATATGGATTTCCCTCTTTCGTAAGATTAAAAAAATTATACCACAAAGGAAAGAAAATTTCAAGGACAGAAGGTGAAAAATAATGGCGGTTAGAAATGTTCGCACCCGGCTGGTTATTGAAGGGGAAGCAGAATATAAGGCAGCGGCATCCCGAATCAATTCAGAATTAAAAACACAAGAATCTGCTTTGAAGCTGGTGGACGCCCAATGCAGGGCAAATGGTTCCAGCGCAGAGATGCTGACGGCAAAAAGCGAAGCTTTGAGCAAAGTGTTAGCGATACAAAAGGAAAAACAGGAGCAATTAGAAAAGGTAATAGAAAGCGCAAGAACAGCAGAAGAAAAGCTGCAAAAAAGAAAAGCGGAACTCACAAAAGAACTGGAAAAGAACCAAGCGGCGTTGGAGAAGCTCAAAGGCTCTTCCGAGGGAACAAAAAAGGAACAGGAAGAGCTAACCGATAAAGAAAAAAGACTAACCGCAGAATTGGAGCAGACAGAGAAAGCTATATCTAAAGTACATAATAGAGCTAATGGCTGGGAAACGCAGCTGAACCACACAAAAGGCGCAGTGGTTGAATTAGAGGCAGCGGTGAAAGAAAACGAAACCGCGCTCCGTGAAACCGAAAAGGGAACTGGAAAGCTGCGACAGGCATTTGAACGCCTCGGAGTTGGTGCAGAGGAAGGAGAACACGGCGTAACGGCACTAGCTGCGGCGTTGGCATCGCAAAAGCTCCCTGAAATGTTTGATAAGGTGAAGGAAGCTTTGGAAGGCTGTATAGAGGCCTCTATGGATTTTGAATCTGCAATGGCCGGAGTGAAAAAGACCACTGACCTTTCGGACGCTGAGCTGTCAGAGATGGGAGATACCTTCAAGCGTCTATCTACGGAGATCCCTATTACCGCTTCTGAGCTTGCCGGAATCGCCGAAAGCGCCGGACAGTTAGGGATTGAAAAGGACAGGCTGGTAGAATTTACTACCACAATGGCAAATTTGGGTGTGGCTACCAATATGACATCTGAGGAAGCCGCTACTCTTCTTGCGAGATTTGCAAACGTGACCGGCATGAATCCGGAGAATTACGAAAAGCTGGGCAGTGTTGTTGTGGATCTGGGAAATAATTTTGCAACAACGGAATCAGAGATCGTCAACATGGGACAGCAGCTTTCTTCCGCAGGGCGTCTTGCAGGATTGACGGAGCCGCAAATCATGGCCTTGGCCGCGTCTATGTCATCTGTCGGTATTCAAGCGGAGGCCGGAGGTACTGCAATGACCCAGACCTTGACGGCCATAGAAAAAGCGGTTGACAAAGGCGGGGACAAGCTGGAAACCTTTGCTTCTATTGCCGGAATGAGCGCTAACGACTTTTCTGAACAATGGAAAAACTCGCCTATGGAAGCTATTCAAGCGTTTATTTCCGGGCTGGGGAGTTTGGACGATGAGGGGGAAAGTGCTACAAAGACCCTGGAGGATTTAGGGCTGACCGGAATTCGGCAGAGTAATATGCTGAAAAGTTTAAGCTCAGCCTCCGGCCTCCTTTCCAGAGCCGTGAACACGGCTAACAATGCATGGGAAGAAAATAACGCCTTGGCAAAAGAAGCGGCAACCCGGTACGATACCACAGAAAGCAAATTCCAAATGTTTAAGAATTCGGTGGATAATCTGAAAATCGCCGTGGGTGATCAGTTAAATCCGGCATTAGGGAATCTGGCGGACGTGGGAACAGATGTTGTCTCTTGGGCTGCTGAATTTGTGGAACAAAATCAATGGCTGGGGCCTGTGATTTCCGGCGTAGTATCAACTTTAGGGGTGCTGACCACAGGATTGACAGGCTTTGCTATTGTGACAAAAGCTGTTATTCCACTAATACAGGCTTTTAATACTTCCATGTCAATGAGCACCTTTGGGCTGGTTGCGTTAGCGATTGGTGGAGTAGTGACCACTGTAACCGCATTAGCAAAGGCGATTGGAGATACGTCCCCGGAATTGGAAAGGTTAACTGATTCTGCCAAAAACCTGAAGGACACGGTAAATGACGCAAATTCAGCTTATGAAGAGAACGTGGGCAGAACCGAAGCCGCCGCAGATGTGGCAAATAAATACATAGATCGCCTGGAGGAACTGGAAAAAGCCGGACTGAAAACCAACGAGCAGCAAAACGAGTACCGGAGAATTTTAAGGCTGCTGTGTGAATCGGTACCGGAGCTTTCCAAGCATATCGACCTGGAAAATGGGAAGCTTCTGGTAAGTACCGATGCGCTCAGAGAAAACACGGAAGAATGGCGAAAAAACGCCATAGAGCAGGCGAAGCGGGAACGGTTGGACGCGGTTTACAAGGACGTTGTCGAAACGCAGCTGGATCTTTCGGAGGCTGAAAAAAAGCTGGAGCCTGTTTTAAGCAAGAGGAGAGACACGGAAGTCAGGCTGAGGGACGCGATCAAGCGCCGGGAACAGGTTGAATCCGATATCGCAGAGGAAAGCAAGAAGGTCGAGAAGGGTGATGAAAAAGCGGCGGAAAGGCTGCAAAACCTGCAGGAGAAATATCAGGAGCTTGGAAACGAAATTGCCGGGCATCGCGAGATATTAGGAGACACACAGCAAGAATACGACACTTATACAAAAGCCGTTGAAGAAAACGAAAAGGCGCTTTCGGACGCGGAAGGACAAATTGGGGATATTGAAAAAGCCTTTGATGACGCATTCGGGGCCACGGAAAACAACACGGGCGCGGTAGAGGACAATACGGAGGCCCTGCAGGATAATGCCGAAGCCCAGGAGCTAAACGAAAAAGCCACAAAAAGTGTTCGGGATATGATGGAGGATCTCGCCAAAGAATATCGGAACGCCTACGATGAGGCATACAACAGCATATCGGGCCAAGCCGGGCTTTTTGGGGATTTTACGGCAGAGCTAAACGAAGATGTAGATACAGTGGAAGAAATGATGGGCCGCTGGTCAGATCAGGTGCAAAATGTAGATCGATATACCCGCAATCTAAAGCTTGCCGCACAGTATGGTATTGACGATGGCCTGATCGCATCTTTGTCTGATGGTTCTGCGGAAAGCGCCGGGTATTTACAGGTTATCATTGATAAATACCAGGATTTGGGAGCGACAGCCGATACCACTAAAGATGATATCGAAAAGTCTACCGGGCCGCTGAAAGATTTCAGTGATCAATTTAACGGAGCTTTCCGGGACACTCAGGAAGCAAAGGACGCATTTTCTACCACCGTGGTTTCCATGCGGGACGATCTTAAGGACTTGACCGAGGAAATCGCTCAAATGGCTAAAGATATCGGCTTCGAGGATATCACGGAAGCTTTCCAGGAAGCCTTTACTCTAAAAGGAGTAGATTATAAAGCAATCGGCTTAAATTTCACGGAAGGCTTGGCAGAAGGAATTTCCGGCAATACGGAAAGAGTGGAATATTCCGCAGAAGAGGTCGCTGATCTTACCTTAGAAAAGCTGAAGGAAAAGTTGGGGATTCATTCTCCGTCTACTGTTACTAGAGAGGTTGGAGAGAATTTTGACGCAGGGCTGGTCGAAGGAATCAAAGCAAAGTCTGAAGACGTACAAAATGCTGCAGAAAACACGGCGGACGGTGTAGAGCGAACCTTGAAAACGTCTGCCGAAAAATCCGTGAAGGGATTTACGGACGAATTCGGCAAGCTTCCTCCGAAAACAAAAACCAAGATGGAGCTTTTGCGGCAGACCATAAAGAACGCTGCCGCACCTATTCCGGGCGATATGAAAACGGTGGGAGAGCAAATTGTTGATGGCATGATCGCCGGAATGAATAATCGCTCTTCTTCCCTGTATGAGACGATTAGCGGTGTTGTAAATTCCGCCATTGAACGGGCCAAAAAGGCAGCAGCGACGGCTTCTCCTTCCAAAAAAACGACGGCAATTTTTGAAAATGTGGGCGATGGTATGATCCTGGGCTTGGAGCACAGGCGGGAAAGGATCAAAGAGACCGCTCAAAGTGTGGTAGATGAGGCTTTGCAGCTCAATATCAACGGAAAGGTAGAAGCGGCGATCAGTGGAATCGATGATCGGCTCCCTGTAGTGCGGTACCCGGAAAAGGCAGCCAGCGAATCCGCGCCTACCTATCAGATAGGAGATATCAATGTTGAAATTCGTACAGAAACAGGCGAACCGGAGGAGATATATCAAACACTGACCCGGCGATTAAAACGTGAAGTCGAGCGAGAAACACGGGTGAAGCGTGCGTAAAGAAGTGAGGGAAGCTATATGGATCATTTTGTGTTTGGCGGGATCAGCTCAATGAATTTTGGGCTGCGCATTGAAAAGCCGCGTATTGCAAAGAAACCGAAACCCAGGATTACGAAAGTGACAGTGCCGGGCGGTAACAAAGATTTTATTTACAGAGAGGAGGGCTTTGATAATGTAGATGTTACCTATCAAACATGGTGTTTGGAGCGGGAAAGGGAACTTGTATTGTCCAGGCTTGGCGAAATCTCGCAATGGCTGTCTGGCGGGGAATACCTTACACTTTCCGATTCCTATGATCCGGACTATTTCAGGTTAGGGTATTGCCGGGAACCGCTCGATCCTGATATTCTCCTTCGCTGCGCTGCAAAGCAGGATATTGTGTTTTCTTGCGACCCCTTTCGGTATTTCTGGGACGGAGAAAACATGGTTCCTTTCTACTATCAGACAAACACCGGGTTTAGCAGGGAATTTGTCAATACAGGGTGGCCATCTATGCCCTTATTGGAGGTTGTGGGAACCGGAAAATTTACGGTAAAAGTGGAAACAGAGCGGGGAAATAAGAAGGAAAGCTGGAAAGCCGATTTTGAAATCTCCGGAACCATGCTGGTGGATTCCTACGAGATGGAAACCACCGAAAACGGGAACCCTGCGAATCACAAAAAAACCGGGGCGGGATATCCAACTCTTGGAACAGGGAATGTATCGGTCAATGTAAAAAGCACGCAAGGAGTTTTACAAACAGTATCAATAAAGCCGAGGTGGCGAACGATATGAACTACCCGAATCTTTATGAGGCAAAGGCAATCCGTAAAGGCTATGTTCCAGATCACGATGGAATCGGTACTTTGTCAGATGTGGAATCTTGTATAGTGACAATGGCAACAGACGGTACGTTTGAGCTTGATACGGTTTACCCCGCCTCCGGAAAGTACGTCAAGCAGTTTGGGACAGAATCACTTATCAGGGTAAATCTTGACCGCTTATCCCACGCCGGAAAGTACAGACAGTTTTTCCGGGTTACGGAAAAGGAGAGCGCGATGAATTCCAGGGGCGAGAGCATTACCGTCCATGCGGAGCACTTGAGCTATGATCTCAAATGGCTCTGGTGCAAGCCGGTACAGCTGCAAACAAAAAATATAGCGGCGTGTATAGAGCATATCCGAACGGGCGGTCTGGGGGTAATAGATCCTTTTGTGTATCTGCTAAAAGATAACTTCCCCACCCCTGATGGATATAAAGAATTTTGGCATGATGATCTGTTTACCAAGCGAGAAGGAATATTGGAAATCGCAGAGCTTTTCGGGGTGTGCCTGTTACCGGACAATCTGGAAATAAACATCAAGAGCGCTGGTGTTGAAACAGGTATCGTGCTGGAAAAGGGAAAGAATCTTTCGGAGTTATCTGTTTTGAAGGATTCGGTACAGGGGATCAATGGTGTGTATGTATACTATCAGGATAACGATACACCATGTACGCCGCCTTTCCTGGTCAAGGGAGAGTATGGAGTACCACATTATACGTCCTTTAATGGAGTACCACATTATACGTCCTTTAATTATGCTGGAAAACACCCGGAAGGGGAGTTTGACTCTCCAGCAGATACAAACATTGAACAGCTGATCGGAGAAGCCTATTTACGCAACAACACAAGAGCTGATCCGTTTGTCTCTTGCAGCGCAAAAATTGCGGACACGGGGCAGAATCTGTCTTTATACGATATTGTTACTGTGATTCACCCAGGATTTGAAATAAACGAAAAGATGATTGTACAGAAAATCAAATTTGACGTCCTGCGGAACAGATTTTTAGAAATTGAGGTCGGAAATTTTGAGAAGTCGCTGTCTGGTTTGATAGCGGGTTTTCTGCCGAAAGGATGATTTTTTCATGGAAACACAATATATCACATTATGTCACGACAGGGCAAAAACTGTTATTTATGCCGTGCAGGGAGAAAGCAATGCCCGAAAGCTGATTTTTACGCTGCTGAATAACGCCAGGGAGCAAATGCAATTTACTTCAGATCACAAAGCGTTTTTTTACGTGGAAAGTAGTGTGCAAATCTGCGCAGAAATCAATACTGCAAGTAATACTGTGGAGGTAATACTGCCGGTACAAGCAACGGCCACGCCGGGAGATCATATTTGCACTTTGCAGGTGTACACAGACGAGGAAGATCTTTGGAGAGGAAATCTGCTGCTGAAGGTAGAACGGAACCCAGCGGCTCAGATACCGGAGAAGCCGGAGTTTTTAGCACTCACCCAAATCCTTCAAAACGCAGAGGCCATTGATCGCTTACTCGACAAGTCCCAGGAAACAGAAGAGATTTTCGGGGAAACGATGAAAAAATACACAGACGGAATAAGTGCTGAACACTCTGGAAAAATTCAAAGGATTGATCCTGGCGCAGGGGTATCTGATGGCAACGATATCGCTTTTGACACAAACGGAAATTTGCTCTGGCTTGACGGCTGCAATTACGGCGCAACAGACACTAAGATATCCATCGATAACGGGAAAAGCTGGATAGATGCTCCTTTACAGGCGGAAGGTACTGATATTTTCCGGATTTGCATAGGAGGAGAACGCTTTCTGTGTTTAAGCGGAAATAAGCTGATATGGGCGAAGGTTTCAGGGAATAGTTTTGTTATTGATTCTCAGCTAACCAATCCGCTTGAATCAAATGTTACTCCTCCTTACATAGGCGGAAAATATTTGAACGGAAAGTACTGGGTTTTTAGAGCGTCAGGATCGGCTGTATATCCCCCGGCTTACTTTGTGGGGAACGGAACAAATTACGCCGTGGTGAACTTGCCGAACTATACAATGGAAGCACACGATATTTCTTATGATCCAGCAAGTGGGAAATATTATATGGTCGGCGGATATGATGCTTTTTCTGCAAATGCCGTCAAGGGCTGGTTGGTACAGTCCGATGATCTGGTACAATGGGAGTTTATAAAAACCTGGGCCACAGGCGCTTATTATAGGTATAAGATATGTTTACAGGATAACATACTTAACATTTTCTCCACGGACAGTGAAGGCCTGAAAATACGGCGATTAAATTTGAAAAGCTCGGTGTGGGAAGAAAGTGTTGTTTCTGTGGAGGATAATTTTCAGATTGCAGGTGCGTTTTATTCCCCCTTCGGCGAGATTATAGCTGGGGGAAATACTCTTATATTTTCCAAAAACGGTATTGATTTCAACGTATATCCTATCAGCTTTCCGGCGCATTATGATGTGCCTACAGCAGCAAGTGCGTTTGGGAGGCGGATAGTAATTACCAATGGGCCGCAATATGCGGTATATCGGATCGATCTTGCCGGAGAATCGTTGCTCCAATCGCTGGAAAACGCAAGAGAGAGCTACCAGGCCCTAGAAACAAAACTGGAGGAGTCAGCCGGGAGGAAAATTGTGTACCTTGATACTGACCCCGGAGAAGGCGCGGAAAGAGACGAGCCTGACGGAACGATCATTTTTGTATTTGAGGAGGGAGAATAAATGATCCGTCAGGTCGCGAATGGTGTAGTTTCCGCAGAGCCTAACGCTTGTTATTGCGTGCAAAGCAGAAGCACGAAACGGGGACAAAGAATATACATTGTCAAAGATGGCGCGGCCAAGCTTTGCTGGGATAGGCCGGGATCAAAATCAAATCCCTATCAAATCTGGACGAGAGATGATCTCAAAAAGGTTAAAAAAGACCCTGCTGGCTACTATCTGCTGATGAAAGATATTGCGATACCAACAGGGAACACGGAATGCTTACCCGTTTTGTGGGAAGCTCCTTTTACCGGAGTCTTTGACGGACAGGGCCACAAAATTTACTCTCAAAACTACCAAACAGGGACAACGGTGGATATGACGGGCAAAACAGTAAAAGACACTGACCCCGGCTCTACCTATGGTCGGACATTATCCTGTGGATTGTTTGGGGTAAACATGGGAATTATTACCCGTCTCGATTTGAGAGATCTCCATTTGTTTTTTCCGCAGACCACAGCGCGCTATGGCATGGTGGTGGGAAGTAATAGGGGGATTATTGACCAGATTAAAAGCCGATCTGCGTACAGGATCAGCAACGAAAAGACTCCCCAGTCTGGCGGCATTACTGCAATGAATACCGGAACAGTCCAATACTGTATAAACGATGGTAACGGCGGATTTGATTATAACTATTTTTTGGGGTGTGCTGGTGGCATAACTTATTATAACTGGGGACAAATGGAAAACTGTGCTGTATCGCAAAACACACCGGCCAGTGGGGCTACAGGGAATTATGGTTGTCTTACCTACTATCATTTCCCCGGAAGTAAGATAAAAGATTGCTGCTATACTGCGGCAAACGCCCAAGCCAAAGCCGTATTTGACGATGGCGGAACCGGAGGCGGAGAACAAATCAATGTAAAAAAGGTTATAAATCAAACCTTTTTCCCCCGTGTGGATTTTGCCACTATTATTTACTAGAGTCAGCTATTGCTGGCTCTTTTATCATATACAAATCTACTTTACAGGGGGTGATAACCTATGGACTGGACAACAGTATTAAGCCTGCTCGGCACGCTGGTGGGGTCACTTTCCGGGATTCTTGTTTCCAACCGGCTGACCACGTACCGGATCGGGCAGCTGGAAGAAAAGGTCAACAAGCATAACCAGGTGGTGGAACGCACCTATAAGCTGGAAGGCCAGATGACCGAGGTACAGCACGATATCCGGGATATCAAAACAAAATTATAGAAAGGGTGATAAAAATGAGGAAATGGTGGAAAGCAGCAGGGGTACGGGCTATTAAAACCGTGGCACAGACAGCAGCGGCAACCATCGGCACCGCCGCCGTGCTGGGAGAAGTAAACTGGCTGATGGTGATAAGCGCGGCGGCGCTGGCAGGGATTTTGTCTCTGCTGACCAGTATCGCCGGGCTGCCAGAAGTGGAGGGCTAATATGGTAAAAATCAAAAAACAGATCTGCCCGGAAAGCCGGTACTACATCAAATGCCCCTACACCCGAATACCCAGCCGGATCGTGGTACATAACACAGCCAACGACGCCCCAGCCATCAATGAGATCACCTACATGGTGAACAATGATAACGAGGTAAGCTATCATTACGCCGTGGACGAAAAAGGGGCTGTGCAG